CTGGGGGTCTCCCTTGGCTCTCATAGAGAGAAACAATTGTGGCGCACAGGTAGTGGATAGGTTAGCAGAAGATTTAGGCTATGATAAGATAGTATCATATGGTAATAAAAATGCTCATAGAAGAAATGTAATGAGAGGTATGATCGCTCATACAAATTCAAAATATAAAGGGGTTCTTAATATGAGATACTTTATGAACGAAGTTAGAGTAGTAACTGTAAGAGAAGAAGATACAGTAACTGAACTAAGAAACTTTGTTCGTTACCCTAATGGTACTTGGAAAGCTAGAGCAGGGTTTCATGATGACAGAGTCATGGCTATGTTATATGGATTGTTTATTCTTGAGAAAGAGATTACTGAAAGATTCTTTGATATAGTAGAAGTAGATGATATGGGCAAACCTTCAGTTATTGAGCCTATGGACTTTGGTATTCAATATTTTGAAGATCCTACTTCTATATATCTTGATGAAGAGATTACTGGTATAGGATCAAATAATGTATCCGCAGTAGTATTTGGTATGGGTGATGAAGTATCAGATGATATGGATGATTTAAGATCTGCAGGATTTATGTTCTTAGGTGAAAATCCTCAAGATAATTGGCAAGCGGGTATGCCGAGGCAGCTATAAATATATACATGGCAAGGAATACTATGCAGCAGTCAATGCTGAACAAATCTAGAGCTGATAAGTTTTTATTAGTTTTTGATGTACCACCGATTTTAAAAGAATTTAGTAAAAAGTTTAATCAAACTAATGATAGTTTAATTCCAGACTCAGTACAATTTTCAATATTTGGAGCTGCTGTACCGGAAGTTAACGTACCTGCAGTAGAAAATAGATACGCTGGTAATACTTTATATGTATCATCTCATTCAAAAAATGCTTATCCTCCAGTAACTATAGGATTTAAGATAGATAATGAGTATAAAAATTACTATGCTATATACTCTTGGCTTAATTTACTTCATGATCAATACGATGGAAGATATAATGCTCGCGAAGTAAACGAAAACTTTCCTGATTTTCAGGATTATCAGACTGATTTGACCATTTATGGTAAAGATGAGTTTAATAATAACCGGATCAAATTTACTTATACTAAAGCATTTCCTACTACAGTTGACGCTATAAACTACAGTTATACAGATGCAGATGAAATTACATCAGGATTCACATTTGTTTACTCACAATTACACACAGAAGTTATCAATTTTTGAAATTATTAACCTAAAATAGGATAAATAATTTTATGGCACAGCGTACTATTAACTCACCTGGAGTAGAAATAAGAGAATCTGATCTTTCCTTTACAACACCTGCACCGGCCGGAACAAACATATATGTTACCGGTTTTGCTCAACAGGGTCCCATCGATGAAGTCTTGCTTATTACAACTAAGCAAGAATTAGTTCAAATCTATGGTCCTCCTACTAATGCAGCAGAAAAATACTTTCATTATACTTTAACCGAACTACTAAATTCACCTGCTACCGTTTACGCTGGTAGATTGCCATATGGTACAAGCACGGGAGATGGATTTGGATCTAAATACTCTGCATTAGCTTACCCTGTATCATCTTTTAATGATAAAGGTCAACCATCATCTACTTTACGTTTATCTGTTTCAGGAGTTTATGTTATTGGTAAACCTGTTCATTTTGAGTTAACTGAAGCAGAATACTTAGGAATAGTAGATGGTTCAAGTGTTACTTGGACCGATAAGGCTAACCAAGACAGAACTACAATTGATACTGTAGCCAATATAGGAAATGCTGGTATTGTTGTTCTTAATAAAACACAATTAGCTAACAATGCTCAATTAGAAGGTACATATGTAGGTTTAATTGACAACACAGAATTAAATCCTGCTACAAATTTCCGTGCTATTACTTCTGT